GGTAAGTACTGTGCCATCTTTGTGACAGCACGAGACTTCCCGCCTGGATAGCGGAGAGGTGTCTTTAAAGATTTCATTCACGTGAGTCCATAGTTTTGTTTCTGATTATAATTTGGTTATTTTTATAATCTGCTTTAAATTCTAATATATCAAAATTTCCCCAACACAACTCTTCATAGAGCATATTAAGTTTATCCATGTCTTCCCAAAGGTCACTTGGTATCTCTGACATATTAATAGAACCTTGGTCCCTCTTCTATCTGTACAACAATAGCATCCATAATACGGTTAAATGATCTAGACATTTGGCGATACCCAGAACCAACGTATAACTGTCCTACAAAAACAGAGACAGTAGCAGCACCCCAGAACAGATAATAAAATCTACTCTTTACTTGGTGTCTTAATTTTTCTTTTTTACTCACCTTTAATTCCTCCATAATGTCTTGGTTAGTAACTGGTTTCATCGGGTAAAAGATCGAATGATAGAATCGTTCTACGTTTGTCCGATTCGTTAGGTTGAACGAAGTGTAAAGTGGAACTAGGAAATACTATCATAGTTCCCTCATCCACATCTGCAAATTTCAAAATAGTTTTATCACATCTTGGGTCTTGCCACGGTGCAATAAAACAAGTTGGAGTGTGAACACTAGGATCATACTCTATGTATATTATAGCACTAAAACCCAAAGAACGGTGATTATGTGGTAATTGATAATCACCTTTATCATACCTAGCAGTCCATGCATCAGTCATATGACAAGTAATCTGTGCCTCTGCACAGAACATACTAAGTTGAGGAAGTATTAACTGTTGAATATAATTACAGTAATCACTATTACCTCTATCTGTCCAAAAATTATCTAAGGAATCTCTTTTAAATTGAGAAAAATTTATTCTATTGTATATCTCTTGCTGTACACAAATTTCCCAATTAGGAATCTTATATTGAAAACAAGGATACTCAAATAAATCTACCTTCATAATAATTGTTCTAAAGGATTTAATGGTGTAACTACTTTAGGTTTAGAGTCAACTACACGAGGAGGATTTTTAATTCCTCTTGCATAATTATAAAGTCTTAATGCAGCTTCTACAGTATCACCTATAGATCCATATCCTCTATTGCAATAGGAACATAACCATCCTCTAAACTCAAAAGTTTTATGATCATGATCTGCATGTAACTTATCAAATCCAACCTCTGCCCCACAACATTCACAAGTAGTTGGCCAATCTTCTTTAGGAGTATTCTTTTTAAAATTCTTTCTAAACTCTCCTGCCCAACTACAATTTAAACTATAACAAGAAGTACAAATATTTCTCGATCCATCTGCCATCCTCTTAAGTTCTTGTTTAAACTCACTTAAAGGTTTAATAACACCACAACACCTACAAGGTTTTGTACTTGTAGGATCTATTCTTCTAACAGTCTGTGGTGCTCCTTTAGCATCAGTTCCACCATACTCTTCATACAAATGTAACTCACCACATTCTTCAAGTCTTTTTATCTCATCCTTTAACGCAGTCCCATCACTTACAGTTTCGTGGTACAGTATCCCTGGTTTACCACCAGGGACTGCCCACTCTTTTATAACTTGGGGACGTAGTTTGCTATGCCTCATTTAAATTCACACTCAACCATTAATTGTGTTAAACATGCAAGAAGATTAATCTCCTGATCTACTACAAAGGCAGACTTGTATTGATACTCTGCAATAATTAAAACTGCTGCAGCAACATTCGGTCCTTCCATAACACTAGACAAACTATCATACAGTTTACGCATGATAGATTGAGGATCACTATCAATATTCTGAGTAACCCATTTCTTTACTTCATTAAATTTCTTCTCTTTAAGATATCCTGTAAGAGAATCAATCTTAGCATCACCTAGCGTTGCGAGGATTCCAGTATCGATAGAACCTGTTGAACTATATCTTTGGAGTTCGTTGAGTGTTCTTCTGAAGTCTGGGAAGTATTTTTGGATGACTTGTACAACCACTTTGTCATTGTACCGTACTTCCTCTCTGGTAAGGATGTCTCTGCAGCGTTCAAAGAACTGTGCTGCCAGAGATTGTTTAGTTTTTCCACGGACATTAAAATCAATTACTGTTGTTCTACTATGTAATGGTTCTATGATTTTATTCTTAAAGTTACACGTGAATATGAAACGACAGTTTTTCTGGAACTCCTCAATCGAGGCTCGTAAGAGTAATTGTACGTCGGGTGTCGTATTGTCTGCTTCATCAATAATGAGAATTTTATGACGAGATTGAGATGTAAGAGAAACAGTAGCAGCAAAGGTCTTTGCCTGATTGCGTACAGTGTCCAAGAATCTACCTTCATCCGATCCATTAATGACATAAAAATCTGCTCCTAGTTCGTTACATAATGCTTTCGCAATAGTTGTTTTACCAACACCAGCAGTACCAGAGAGCAGGAGATTTGGAATCTCTCCTTGCTCTAAAAATCCTTTAAATGTTGTCTTCACCTCTGTAGGAAGTATACAATCCTCAATAGTCTGAGGTCTATACTTCTCTACCCATAAAAAATCATTCATCTATTTAAAAATAAAATAAGACCTCTAATAAACATGCCAGCAAATAGGATATAATATATCCACAATCCAGTCATCATAACTTTATTGTAGGTAGATCCTCTTACATAATGGACTTCACCTTGTCGATCCCATCCATCAAGCATGTATTCACTTGGATCAATTTTAGGCATTTGGTTCTAAAGCAATAAAATACTTTACACATTCACCTTGGAATAATGCAACATTAGACTTACTTAGTGTAACATTATAATCACCAAGAAGCAATTTCAAATTCTCTACTTTAAAACAATAACAAAATTCATCTGATGTTTCACCAACTTTAACAGAGTAACTATTAGAAGTATCATTCTTCTTATCTGTTACACGTAAAGTCATTTCAGTACCATCACCATAAAGACATAAGTCTGGTAATTGATATATGTTAGCAGCTCTTTGAAGTTGCTGTAATGTATTAGCATCCAAACGAAACTTCACATCTTCAGATGGAAGAGAAATCTCCTTCTCAGGAGGTTGAGTAATAATATCTGGATCAGCATAGAAAAATCTAGTCTTAGATCTACCTGCTGTATCACTTACCGTTACATAATTATCCCTTGAGGTATCAATAGAAGGTTTTTCAAAAAGAGATAGACCACCAAGAAATACACCAAGATCATATATTGATAATTGAGAATCAAATGATTCTTCAACATCAGCATAAGCAAGGATGTTCTTATTAATACTAAGGGTACTCAACTTATTGCCAGGATTAATAACAAGTGACTTGTTAATGCTGCAAAAGTTCTTCAGTAATTCTATTGTAGATTTGGATAATACGGTCATTTGTCATAATCAACGGTGAATGCAGTTGGGTTACCTGCGTTTGCACGATCAGCAGTTTGTCGCTTATCGTTAAAGTGTAATAGGAGCAATCCGTAATGGATAATCTTTATGATATCCTTACGTGCTGATCCTTTTCTATCATATCGTGATGCATATTTTAGCACATTACTTCTGCAAAATGCTTCTGCGTCACCAACTGAATCAATTAGGTCAAGAGTCTGTACGTTACCGACAGAATAATGACCTCTGTATGTTTGACTGATGTAATCATCAATCTCTTTCAAGAGTTCTTTTTCGTTATACTTTTGCATAAGGTCTACATTATAATCTGGACCATCTAATAGGTCAAGGTCTTTACCGTGCATAATTTAGTTCTCCAGATCAGGTAAATTTGGTTCTACCCAGTGTTCTGTATTGTCGATACCTGCTGCCTTTACGTAACGCATGATATGTTCATCGATTTGATGATAGATTGGATGTAAATCCAGATCCATATTAATATCATGTGCTATCTGTGATACCTGATCTGCTGTGAAACAGTGATCAGGATGTAATAAATCACAGCATGGTATTCTCTTCTCGATCAATTCATTTAAATTGATACGAATTTCATAATCTCTATATACTGGCATCTTCCTCCTCGTTGTTCTCTCCTGAATCAACCTTGGTATATAGATCAAGGAATGATTGTTTTGTATCATCATCGAAACGATTCACACAATTAGTAATAGCAGTCAAACGATCTCCAAAGATCTGATATGCCTGAACTATGTGAACCAAACGACGTGTTGTAATAACTTCATCCACTCCTCCATCGAAGAATGTCTTTCTTATCACACCTGCCCATTTTACCAGATTTTCAGCAAATGTCAATTCACAACCAACATTAGTTAGAATCTTAGTTTCAATTGTAGGTGAAGGATAATCCTGCTCAAATGTTATTGGGAATCTTTCGAGAAAGGCTTCGTTGAGCACGTTAGTTCCAACAAATCTTCCGTCGTCTGAACCTTTACCTTTAGTATTTGCGGTGGCAACGACTGTGAACCCTGCTGCTGGTTTGACGTACTTTCCAATCTTTTTAAGGAAAACTCCTTTACCTTCAAGGATGGATTGGAGACAGAGAATCTTGTTTGAGGCAAGGTCGATTTCGTCAAGGAGCAATACAGCCCCTCTGTTGAGAGCTTCAATAACTGGTCCGTTGTGCCACTCGGTATTACCGTCAACAAGACGGAAGCCCCCGATAAGATCATCTTCATCTGTTTCTATTGTAATGTTTACACGAATAAGTTCTCTATTCAACTGAGCACAAGTTTGCTCTACACCTAATGTCTTACCATTACCAGAGAGACCAGTAATAAACACAGGGTAAAACTGTCTAGAAGCAACAATCTTCTTAAGAGATGGTGCATTCCCAAAGGGTACATAATTTGGATCACGTTCTGGAACATATTTAACGGTTACTGATTCTGATGCTGTTGCATTATAGGTCTTCTCAAGTCTTTGTGCTAATGTTAGATTCCATTTTCCACGTCCAACTTTAGAAAACTGTGGTAGTTTGTTCATTCTCTTAGTAACACTTTGAATCTGAACACCAGTACTATCAGCAAAATTCTTTACTTGCTCACTACTAACATCTCCAACTTTGAAGAATGAAATCAGATCTTTGTCTGAGAATTTTGCTTTAAATGTCATAAGTCTTTTGTTTTGATATATCAATTATAGCATAGTGGCTTACATATACAAGCCCTAGTGGACACTTATCAAACTGTCCACTCTCGCTTTAATTGCCTAACATCACTAACACCATAAAGTGCCTTACATCTTTGTTCAGCATCCTCTCTTAAGTTAGACTCACAAACAAACTCAACTTTTGTTAATCTATTAGATTGTAATAAAATGTAAGCAGACCATTTAGTTTGTTTCATAGTGCCAACATAGGTCTTGGTTTACAAAATAATATATCATTTATATAATTTTCTGCCCATTCTTTATCAAACCAATTAGAAAGAACTGCTAATGTTTTTGGATTCTTTCTTTGTTGGTCAGAGTATCTAACTTGATCCTGATATCTTTGATATGTATCTTCCATATTTCCTCTCTTAGCATTCTTAACTGCATCACAATATATGATCAGATATTCCATTACTACTTGATAAAAATGTACCCTCTCAATATCTTCTCTTATACGTTGGAATTTCATATAAGGTGAGAATATATCTGCCCACTCTGGTAACGGTCTAGGTTCTTTAAAGGTAAAGTTATCATGGATAATCTTCATCTTATCGTAAATATAATCTGTTCCTTTAACAGGAGATATATCAGCAATTGCTGCAGTAACTACAGTTGGAGTAGCAATAATATCTGCACCAAATATAGGGAGATTGTATCTAGGATCAGGAAAGAATACACAATGTAATACATCTAAATGTTTTGTCTTAGCGACTTCTAAATGTATCTTACGTAAACCAGGACACTCCCACATTTCATTTACAATATTAACCTCATTATGTTCTACTAATTTAAAATCATTATGCAGAATCTTTACGTCAGGTAAAGACTCTGCTGATGATCTAATCAGATTAGCAATATCATCTACATCACATCTCATGCTATTTGCTCAATAAACGCATTTAAAACTTTTTTGTTAGTCATCTTAGAACCCATATGCTTTTTAAAGGCACGTCCGAGTTCTGCCCTAGTAGCAACTTGACCTTTCTGTTTAACTTCAAGATCTTCAGTACTACCACCTAATGATTTATCTGCAATATAGAAAGACTCTGTGAATCCTGCATTATTCTTAACGGATGCAAACCTCTCTTTCTTCCATTGCTTATCAAGAACTTCTGACTCTTCCCAAGTTAAAGTACGTATGAATCTTTTCAAATCATTCCTAGAACAAATACGAATACCAACCCAATTATAATCAGTAATTTCTCTATAAAAACTAACAATCTCTTTTGTAGTTTCATATGGTGAAGGTGATATCTCACGTGAGTATCCAGACTTAGGATCTCTAAGAACATACTTAGTACCACGATGAGAATATTGAACAGATCTAGTCATAAAATCTGAACCACCATAATAAGAATCTTCACCCCTCTCTTTAAGATAAACCATAGGATTTGCTTCACCATCAGTAAGTGATACAACATTTACCTTTTGTACATTCTCAATCTTTCTAAATCTATCAACAATTGCAGGAGTAGATATAACTGCTTCAGCAAGAGGAGTACCACCAAGAGTATACCTATGTGAATAACCAATACCTCCACAACCCATAGCATGTGCTTGACAGTAAACATACTTCATAGACTTCTCTAGAGACTTAGAATTCTGTTTAGAAGAAAAGAATTCTAACAATCTAAAATCACCACAAAGTCCTAGAGTACGATCTTTAGGATTTTTAATAGCAGGGTGTGTTACAAATTCACGTTCAAATCCATTCTGGAATGCATAAACTCTAAAGGGAATACCTGCCTTCTTACAGAACCAAATAAGATTGTATGTTTGCATAAGAGTATCGATCAACTGGTACTGCATAGAACCAGACCAATCAAGAAACATTACCAAACCATGATTCTTACCTTCTTTAATAGTAGTAACTCTTCTAAAAATATCATCAGTAATCTTATACTTAAATAAAGCATTTGTATTAATAACACCTGTTTTAGATGTTGCTGCTCTTTTATACTCATCAGCAGACTTTCTCATTTCAAATTGCTTTACAAGATAATTAACACTACGTTGTGATTCTTTCTTAGCATTTAAATAATTCTGCTTTACATCTTCAAGACTAGTTGTCCACCATACTTTACGTTCATCAATAGATACTGCCTGACCTTCAAAATGAAAATAAAGATCTTCTTGAATCCTTTGATAAGGTATAATAACTTTATCAATATCAATATCTGGAGTAGTTAGATAAACCCACTCTCTAGCATCATCATCAACTAGTGTTTCTAATGCTTGTCTAAGTGCTTCCTCAGTTTCACTCTTAAGTTCATCACACTCTTCACCACCTCCTAGTCCTACAGGTGCTTCTTGGGTGTTATTAGATTCATATTCAGTATCATCATCACCTAAATTTGGACGACCATTACCCTCTTGCTCTTGACCTTCTTCCTGATCAGGAGTTACTTCTTCTTGATCATCAGTATCTTGAGGAAGATCCCAATCAAGATCCGATTCACCTTGGTTAGTAGATTGAGGTAATTGTTCTTTTTGATCTTCCTTATCTTTAGCATAAGCATACAAATCATTAGCAAGATCTATAACATCTTGAAAAGTATTTGTCTCAGCAACACGATTAACATATATTTGTTCTTCTACAGTAAATTCTAAATCAACACATCCTTTAAAATAAAGATTAATTCTATCAATAAAGGACATATTATTAATATCTTCATCAGCAACACCAAAGAAATCTTGATGCCATAGTTCTCTATAACCTTCAAAGAAAGACTTACGAAGACCAGGATATGTGACCTTCATCATACGTTCTATACGAGCATCCTCTAGAACGTTCACAAACGCTTTAGGAGCATCTACAGGAACGTTAGGAGTATACAAAGCATGTCCTACCTCATGACCTACCAACAGATCATATACAGTACTAGAAGCATTCTTCCAAATTGGTAGGATCAATACACGATTATTAACATCAAAAGATGCTGTACTCACCTTACGATGTTCTACAGTAAGGTTTTCGGTTGCCAACAATCTGGCGAGAGTTCCTTTTACTTCTGTGTTTACTGTCATGTGTTTCCCTGTATGAATCTATTATAGCAGGTCTGAATCCTGAGACAAGACAGGGTGGACAGTTTTTGAACTGTCCCAGTGCCTAATTACACCAGCAGTAATAAAACAGTTAGTAACAAGATAAGTGAGAAGGATAACAGTCCTAGTAATGCATACTGCATTATCATACTTTGCAGTTTTATTATCCTCGAAACTTCCCAAGGCATACTTCCAAATCCTCCATAATTTATTCATCTTCACTTATCTTAGAGAAATCATTTACTTTCTCAAATCTTAATATCTTTTTAAACTTCTCTAATAGTATATCACCTTTATGAGATATGACAAATAGGTTGGTTTTCTTTCCAAGACCACCCAGAATGCCAAGCAATTCACTAGTAGCAGAAGCATCAAGGGATGAATCAAATACTTCATCAAGAATAAGTAAGTTGGTTGCTGCAGAATTCTTCATTCTAGCAACCTCTCTCCATGTAAAAAGAAGTGCTAGATCAATCTTCTGTTTTTCACCTTCAGAGAATGAGGAATAACTAAACTCATCTCTAAAACGTGATTTAAGTACTTCATTAAACTCCTCATCTAGTGTGAAGTTAACAAAGAAATCCATATTGTGAAGATATTTATTAATAAGATTATTAAAGATAGGAATATACCTTTTGATAATTTGTCTTTTAATTCCAGAATCTCTTAACAAAGATCCTACTACTTGAAATTCATCTAAAGTTTCACTAACTTTACCACACTCCTTTCTTGTAGTATCTAATTGCTTTTCTAACGCAGTTATAGTCTCAATTTCTTTATCAATATTAGGAGTCTTTTGTTGCAACTCAAGAATTTCTTTTTTTAATTCTACATTTTCTAATTCAAGACGAACAACTTCTCTTTCTGAAGTAGATATATCAGTACGAAGTTCATACAATTGTGAAGAAATTCTTTCGACCTTATCAATAACATCTAATACTTCCTTAATATTTCCTTCAGATTCTTTAGTTGTTTTAGTTAATTTAACACCATCCTTAGTTAAAGCAGACATTCTACTCTCTTTAAACCCATCACCTATCTCTTGAGTACAGGTAGGACATACATCATTAGACTCAAAAAATTTTATTTCTTTTGTAAGACGTTTTAATTCTGCTTTATTTTCTGCTTGCTCTGCACGTAAATCTTGCAAACATTTTTTATATTCATCTAGTCCAATAACCTGTTCTTCTAGTTCCTTTAAGTCTTGTTTCTTTTTAAGCCTTGCTTTTTCCTTATCATTCACTAAATTAATATTGAAATTAAACTTATCTTCTTTTTCCTTTTGTCTTGATTCATTAACTTCTTTTAAGGAATCAATTAATTTCTGTTGTGCCTGTACTCTTTCTTCAGCAATATTTAAAAGATGTTTGCAATCTTTATTCTGTTGATTAGTTACTTTTATTCGCTCCTTTAGGAGCATATTCATGTTTGAGAAGATCTGGATATCAAGTAGATCTTCAATAACTTCTCTCCTGACACTTGCTCCAAGTTGCATGAAGGGTACAAATGTGGATGAACCAAGTATGACGACTTGGGTAAAACTTTTGTAGTTGAGTTTGAGGACTGATTGCTCCAAGTATTTCTGCGTGTCTTTGGCAGCAGCATCTTGGTCAACCATCTTATTGTTTTTGTAAACCTCAAAGAGATTGGGTTTTGCACCCCTGAAAACTCTGTATTCATCTTTTCCTATAGAAAAACATACTTCAACTTTTAATCCTTTTTCATTAATACTGTTTACTAACTGCCCACGATTAATTTTTCTGAATGGTTTGTTAAACAATCCAAAACATAAAGCATCCAATAGAGTAGACTTCCCTGCTCCATTAGATCCTACTATCAACGTTGCTGGACTTTGATCTAATTGTATTTCAGTCCACTGATCACCTGTGGAAAGAAAATTCTTCCACTTAATATTTTCAAATACAATCATTCTTTAGGTAGTGGAGGAATAATTAGGTCATCTTTGTTAACGATGGAATATGCATATCCAAATTTCTCGCAGTTAATTGCGACAGCATCAATATCAATATCCATCAATTCTAATGGCTTAGAATAATTATTTGATTCTAATAGAGTCATATAACGTTCTGCATCTTCTTTTTGCTGAAACATATGAACAGTTTTTATACTGCTTCTATTTTTAACAGCATAAACACCACCAGTTTTTTTATCTACTAGAATGAACATTACAGCTCCGATGCTTCCATGTACAGAGATCTCATAATGTCCTTGACATTACTCTTATCAACTTTAAGATCTATTTCATCTATGTAGTTATCAAGTAATGTCATAGTATCTTCGGTTTCCATATCCGAGCTACCATCTTCTAATTCAACACTAAGGTCTTCGATGATCTTGAGATCAGCAAGACCTATAGATTGAAGTTGCCTTACATTATAGTCGAATTTAGAGTGATCACCCTTATCTTCTACGATAAGTTTAACATAAGTACCCTTAATTTCTTCTTCATCAGGTATGGCAACCCCTCCATTATAATACAACTTATGGAAAGTGTCAAAGGGATTCCTATAGAAAGTAGTTTTAAGAGTCTCTGTATCAAAGACATGGAACCCTCTCTTACATCCATAATCATTCCAATATAATTGATAAGGATTACCAAGATAGTATATATTATCTTTGTTACTTTTGGAATGGTAATGACCTGTGAATACTTTTGTAAATTTTTTATATTGTGACTTATCAGTCCCTGTCTCCATCACATGACCTGGATGAGCTTCAAAGCCGTTAAGCTCAAGATGGCCCATACAGACAGGTGCAGTACTTTCTGTGATGCTTCGTAAGGTTCTGTCTGAGTTATCATCACATATCCAAGGCAACAGAAGAATATCAAGACCACCAAAGTTACGGGTAGTAGGTTGATCGATGATATCGATGTTGTCATAGCTTCCCAATAATTCTGTTGGAGCATTAATCCTTAAAGTATTCTTGTAGTAGATATCATGATTACCTATTAGCATAGTCATATGACAACCCAATTCTTTAATAGGGTCAAACCACATATCCTTTGCCTGATCAAGAGACATGAAGTTAATGGATCTACGTTTATCAAAAGTATCACCAAGACATATAATATCTTTTATTTTTGATACTCTTAAAAAAGGTATTACAATCTGACTATAAAACTTTTTATAATGATCGAGAAAATATTGATTATCATTCCTAACACCAAAGTGTTGATCAGTAATTAATAATACCTTCATCGCTTAGAGTTCATCTCAACACGATTTTTAATTCCTGCATAGTCACCATCATGACCATCAGTAGAAAATACATGATCGTATCCAGACTTCTCTAAAATCTTATCTTTGATATCCATCTGACGTTTCTCTTTAGCAATACGACGTAGGAAAGCATAATACACTATCTGTGTAAAATATGCAAATGGATTCTTACTTTTTGCTGGATCAAAATTATCTATGTACTGTATACAATTTTCTATTCCATCACAAACCATATCATCTTTATACATGTAATTGATAAAGTTCGGTCTGTACGACAAGTGTGTTGCTATCTTTAAAAAACATCCACCAATATAATTATTCACACGAGGTTTAGGAAGACCCTGCTCCTCTGCATGTTTGACTTTCTCTTTATACTTTACGATAGCAGCAAGAAAGTCAGCATTATTAACATAATGTTGTTTCTTTTTAGGAGCAGCTTTCCTCATATTATGTTCTCCTTTCAGTGTTTCTATTGTAACAGGGCTTGACAAGATTGTCAATCACCTATAGACTAACCATGTCAAGGGTTCAGGGGTTATTATAAAGTCTTTCAAATATAGCTCGAGCCTCATTTACTTTTCCTAGATATCCAGGTACTTCTTTTATATCTGCTCTTCTGCGTTGTTGACGTTTTACTTTTTCTTCACCAGTTTCCTGACCGCAGTCGGTAGATAAGAAAGTTTCATACATTAACATTACTTCCTTACTCATCGATGCAACAGCAAGAATATCTTTTTCGCGTAATATAAAAAATTCTTCGTCGGAAAGTTGCATCCATTTGTGAAATCCTATTCCACGCATCATTTTATTTTCATCCAACTTCTTATCAATAATTTGTATACAAACAGGATCTTGTATAAACACAAGACTTTCATTATTCTCAGAAGTTAATACAGCTTTACCTAGAACCTCTTCACCATTAATTAGTTTAAAGATTCCATGAAATTCTTCATCATGTTTTGCGTAAGTTATCATTTGCTTTGAGTTTAATCTCTACTATTTCATAATTAAATTTTTCTTCTCTGTAAATCTTGAGTCTTTCAAAGAGATGTAGGAGAGTATAATTCTTTCCATTATCTCTAGAAATATCGTCAGCTATATCATATAGATTTGCCTTTACCTTGTCTCTACCAAGTCTGAGAACTCTTCCGATGGACTGGAGATTTCTGATTCTGGACTTGGAGGGACTGGCGAAGATGACGTTGTGCAACCTCCTAATGTTAATCCCAGTACTGAAAGTGCCATAACTGGCAACAATAATCGAGTCATCTTCATTTTCAACTAATCTCCGTATGTGTTCTCGGTCATCGACATCCACTCCACCATAAACAAAGTGTACTGGTTTGTCTGTGTGACTATTTATCATCTCGTACAGGGGGTAACCGTGCCTTTCCACATAGTTGAATAGGACTAAAGTATTACCTTTTAAACTACAAGCAAGATTACGAATGAATTTATTTCTTTGTTCATGTTCTACAAGATAATCCATTTCATCTTGATACCCATCAAATATTTGTTCCTGATGTTTTAATACTAAAATTTGAACTTTTAATTTAGAAAGATGACCTTCTTCCATTAATCTATTTGTCTTAGTTACTTGAGAACATCTACCAAATAATCCTTCTAATACTAATTGATTAACATTAGCACCATCTAATGTACCAGTAAATCCAATACGATACTTACACCCATGTAACTTAGACATAAGCGTCGTCAAAGATTTAGCCTTAAATAAATGTGCTTCATCACCTATAATGACATCAAATCTCTCAAACCATTTACGAGGTTGCTTATAAATGGACTGCCAAGTTGAAATAGTTACATAATGATTGGTATTCTTTGGTACACCTGCATAAATTTTATGACAAAATACATCCACTTTCCATCCATAACTTTCAAAATCAGTATACATCTGTTCAACTAAAGATGTAGTAGGAACTACAAGCAACACTCTTCTATTAGCATTCACATGAAATCTAGTTAATGCATAAATCATCAACGATTTACCAGAAGCTGTTGGTGACAGGAGTAGTCTTCGGTTATATCTTAAGGACTCATATATTGCCTTATATTGATAGTCACGAACCTTTACAGGTAAACGAAGTGACTTCACAAATCCAACTATAGATTCAGGAGTAATTAATTTATTCTGTTCTTCTGGGTGTCCGAATTCTTCATGTTCTTTGAATTCATATTGATACCCTCTTTCTTTTGCCCAGTCAGTAAGATAATTTACAAGACCACAATATATTTCTCCTGTTGCTGGAGAATATAAATGTACCTTACCATCCCATCCTTTATATCTTTTCTTCCTCTGCATATACTTTGCAGATTCAACTTCAAAAGAAAAAAATTCTGCTGCCTCTTTATGAAGATGAGGTTCTGCTTCAACCTTTAGATAGACTTCATTCTTCTTACGTATAAGGAGGTCCATAATACCAAGCTACCAGCGATTTTCTCAAACCAGATGTAACAGAACGGACTCTATGCCACTGATCACTCTGGAAAAAAATAGCAGACCCAGGTTTCGGTTTGAAAGTATCGAATCTTGGATCTGTACCTGGTTTATATATCTCCAAATCAAAGTCGCCTCCCTCATAGTCATCATTAAGGAAAAGCGACATACTTATTTTTCTTATATTGGTATATTTTTTACTATGCTGATCAACATGCCAATCATAGAATCCACCTTCAGGATATATACCAAACTGTACAGGTTCTACTCCTTCAATTTTTATATTCCAACAAGACTTATTAACATAATCACATGCCTCTAATAGCAATTGATTTAAGTTATTATCATTAATCCATGTAACTTCTGATTTCCTTGGTGTCCTTCCCTTTGCTTCAGGAACATCACCATCTTCCCATTTTAAATTTGAATTACTAATAGCACGTTTAATTATTTGTAGAGCACGTGTATCAAATTCAATAATCTTGTAGGGACATCCGTATCGCATTACATACCACTTTGAAAACGCTCCCACTCAATAGCATTTTTGATTTGATAATTACGACTTTGTATCTGTCGTAAAACACCATCAAGAAAGAAAACCACTTGCTCTATGTAGTCTATCTTTAACTGAAGTTTTCTAACATCCTCATCTGCGTTGATGAACATTTTAATTTCATCAGTAGTTGTTAATTTTAAATCGAAAGGTGCCTCTTTGTATACTGTAGCAGGTGCCTTTCCTTTATAATATATCCACTTCTCTTTGAATAGAGATCTCATTTCTGATTCTCTATCTTTCTTCATTAATGAAAATGTATTATAAAATTCCATATAACGCATATGGAGTTGGGGAATCCTTACAGATTCCTCACCATACTTATCAGGATCAATAACACTATCTTCTTTCCACTTATCCTGTAGTTGTTCCAGATTCATTATTTTCTAATCCATCTTGGTAGGTAGAATATTAACCAGGCAAGTGTCCAGAAGGTTGCTAATACCACTATATGTAAAACTCTATGAGAGTTGACTATTAGTCCACAAGTTACTAATGATATCCATAACCAATCTAAGGTGCCAT